CGAGAATCATATCGAACCCGCGCCCTGCGGATTCACAAAGAACGAAAATCAAATTTATGCAAAACACCGAACTCCAACTCGTATCACCGTCTCTCGACCTTGCGATCTGCCTTGACGCAGACACTTGTGCCACAGAGCTAAAACGCTGCGCCGACGAAGCCGACCGCTGCGCTGCCCTTGCCCAAGCTGGGGCGGATCTTGCCATCCGCCACGCATGGAACGCCGGGACGGTCGCCAACAAAGCAAAGGAGATTTTGCCGCACGGTGAATTTGTTCCTTGGCTTACAGAAAACAGCGGCGATCGCGGATACGTCACAATGCACAAGTGGATGAAAATGGCAAAAATTCACCTCGATGAACTTTTGGCCGGAAACCCAAAAGGACTACAAGACGCCTATCGCGCCACGGGAATCCTGCCCGAACCGGAGCCAAAGCAGGACACCGGAGAGGGCGACAAGGTAAAGCCGCCCTTCGTGCTGAACTTCAAGACGGACTACAAACACGTTTCGGAGTGGAGCCGCGATGCCGCCCGAGACTTCCTTTACGAGTTTGACCGGATTGCCCGGACGGCCATGCAACTCAAAACGGAGTTTGGACTGTGAAAAGCAAATGGGTGCTTCTAAAAAATGGAGTGAGCTACAATGCGGGCGCAGGCGTAAGGTTAAGTTTCACGAGTAAATGTCCGTGCTGTATTCGTAAGATGCATAGAGAACATTCCGGCTATGCTAAAACCGCAAAAGATCACTGCAAAAAAACCGACCCATGAGCGATCCGCGATCCAGCGCAATGGTTTCCATGATGATCTTTTGCTTTGCCGCACTTGGCTTTGTCTGGTCGGTCGAGGCATTCGTAAAGGTTGCGCTGCGGGTGCTCGGCCTATGAAAGTCATGTGGCCGCATCCGTTTCCCGTATGGGCCAAGGTAGCGATAAAGCGACTTTCTCCAACAGGAAAGCGTTGCGCGTTTTTATTGCTTCGCGAATACAAAACCCAACAAGTCGCATACTTTTTAGGAATTTCGCGGCGATCCGTGGAAGCCTACATGGGTCACCTCAAAAGAAATTGCTGCAAGGCGATTGGCGAAAAACGCTTGGCAGAGATTATTAAGGAAAGCGAAAAGCCGCGCGAGTGGAGTCTTCGGGAAGTGTTAGAACTGCGCGACCCGTATTCGTGCCGCCCTTTGACAGTTTAACAAAGGCATGGCGCGTTCCGATTTCTTCGGTCTTCCGACCGCAACTCTTGAGGAGTTGCGCGACGAATACGTTGCCGCGATCAAAGCCGTGGCGGTCAACGGCGTGAGCTATTCCATCGGCGGGCGGTCACTCTCCCGCGCTAACTTAACAGAGATGCGGAACACGCTCGGGGATGTAATGACCGCGCTGGCCCGTGCCTCCGGTTCCCGCCGCCGCACCGTCTTGGCCGACTTCTCTGGCGTCCGCGTATGAACCTTGTCGATCAGACGATTGCCCTGTTCTCGCCCCGCGCGGCCCTGCGCCGAGAGGTTGCCCGTCAGAAGCTGACCGCCTTCTCCCGCTTCGATGCGGCGAAGATTTCCCGCGCCCGACCGCAGGCCCGCCGCAATATGCCTGCCGAGCAGATCGGGGGAACGACCGAGCGCATCCGCTTGATGAATCGCGCCCGCGATCTCGATGACAATTTCTCGACTGTCCGCGCGATCCTCACTCACTTCGTCATTCACACGGCAGGCTCGCTTGCCTACCAAGCCCGCACGGGCGACACGGGCCTTGACCAACAGGTCGAAGCCTACCTCCGCGAGTGGTTCCGCAACTGCGACATCACCGGACGGCATAGCCTGCAAAATCTCACGCAGTTGGTCTTCCGTTCGGTCTTGGTTGATGGCGATTGCGGAGTCCTCGTCACTCGGCAAGACGGCGAGCTAAAGCTCCAGACCGTAACCGCCGACCGGATCGGCAAGGACACAGACCTCGACTCGCTCGATCCTTTCTACGTTGGCGGCATTACGATTGACGGCGTGGGCCGTCCACTTTCCTATCGCGTCTTCTCCCGCGACAAGTTCGGAACCTACCGCAACCCCGAGGACATCGGCGCAGAGATGTTCTGCCATGTGGCGAACTTCACCCGCCCCGACGAATACCGGGGCCGCTCGGCTTTGGCCGCGATCCTCGATGACGCGCAGGACGTTAGCGATCTGATCGAATACGAAAAGCTTGCCGCTCGGTGGGCATCGTCACAGGCGGGCGTGGTTAAGACCGAATACGGAGCGGACGAAGAAATGGCCTCCGTCCTGCGAGGCGACAAAGACCAATTCGGCAACGACACCAAGCTGACCGCACTGGAGCCGGGGCGCATTAACTACCTCAACACGGGCGAGTCGATGGATGTGTTTCAAAACAGCAACCGTCCCGCCGCCGCCTTCGCCAATTTCGTGCAATACCTTGAGAACCGGATGTGCCGCGCAATGGGAACCTCTGCCCGCGTGATCCTCGACCGCTCCAGCGCGGGGCCGGAAGCGCGCAAGGATTTACGGCAAGCCGAACGGACGTTTGATTTTTGGCGGGGGCAGATGGAAACGCAAATGCTCAACAAGGTCGTGCGCCTCGCCCTCTTGGACGCCGCCGCCCGAGGCATCTTGCCCTCCAACCCCGAGGTCGTGCGCGGCGAATGGCAATGGCCGGGATCGGTCAGCATCGACGCAGGCCGTGACGCTCGCGCCGACATCGAACTCTGGCGCATGGGCCTGGCCACCGCTGCCGAGCTTTACGGCGAGGCAGGCCACGATTGGCAGGCCAGCATGAGGCAGCGCGCCAAGGAAGCCGCTTACATCCGCGAGTTGTCCGTCGAGATGGGCGTGTCCCCGGCAGAGATCAGCGGCGGCGTTGAGTCCGTAGCGACCGATCCGAACCGCGCCCCGGTCGAGACGCCTGTTGCCGATGGAACACAAGCCATCAAAGACGCAGCATCATCCGCGCAGAACATCGACGAAACCGCCCTCAACGGCGCGCAAGTGCAAGCCCTCTTGGAGTTGGCGCAGTCCGTGGCGAGCGGGGTCATCCCGGTCGAAAGCGCAAAGGGCATCGCCGCCGCCGCCTTCCCGCTCATCTCGCAAGAAATCGTCAATCGCATTTTCGACAGCATCGAACCCGGAGAGGTCACGCCCGACCAAATCCGCGAGGCCGCGCAAGATTCAGAATTTTCCGCTAAACGAAACTTCGCCCCCGAGAAATACGCGCACATTGATTTTAAGCCGACCGAGGCATTAGCGCAGGAAGCCGCGCTCGGTCTGGAGTGGCGCGGCGAATACAACCGAGGCGGAACAATGGTCGGAGTATCTCGCGCTCGCGATCTTTCCAATCGCACTAATCTTTCCATCGATACCGTCAAGCGCATGAACAGTTACTTCGCTCGCCATGAAGTCGATAAACAAGGCGAAGGTTTTACTCCTGGCGAAGAAGGTTATCCAAGTGCGGGACGCATTGCTTGGGCATTATGGGGTGGAGACGCAGGAGCATCATGGGCTGCGGCACGCATAAGTCAGATCAACGCTGTCGATGACGACGAAGGTTAGCATTTTAATGGAGGCGTTTGCTTCTTCTGTTCCTGCGGGAACTGGCAGGGGGGCGCAAGCCCCCCGCCTCCACCCTCCCTTTGACAGTCCCGGCTTGCTATGACCAAGACCGACCTCGCAATCCTCACAGGCGACATTGACGCCGCTGCGGCCACGATCAAAAACGTCTCCGTTATCACGGTGGGCGAGGCGCGGGGCCACGGGATGCAGATTGACGAGAAGACCCTGCTGCAAGTCAAGGCCGCTGCCGAGACTTACGTTGGCGGGCTGAAGGTCAAGACTGACCACTATTCCGGCTTTAACGAGATTGTTGGCGCGCTCAAGAATTTCACTATCGACGGCGATCAACTCCGCGCGGATCTCTTTCTTCTCAAGAATCACGATGCGACCGCTCGCATCATCGAGATGGCCGAACTCATGCCAGACACCTTCGGTCTGTCGATTAGCTTTTCCGGCGAGCACGAAGAAAGCGGCGAGACGGTTTTAGCTCGATGCTCTGAAATCTATTCCGCCGATTTAGTCGATACTCCCGGCGCGAACCCGACCGGGCTTTTTAGCGCGAAGGTTGACAGCGAGAAAAAGGTCATGGACGAAAAGCAAATCGCTGACGCTATCGCCGCCGCTCTGGCTCCGGTGATCGAAGAAATGGCCGCATTGTCGGCTAAACTCGCCGCTCTTGAAATGGACGATGAAAAGGAAATGACCGAGGACAAGCCCGAGGAAATGACCGAAGACAAGGAAATGAAAGAGCACGACAAGGAAGACATGACCGCAAAGCTGTCTGCCGAACTTTCCGAACTCAAAGCCCTTGTCTCCAACTTTGGCGCGAAGCCCGTTGCTCCCGCCATTGCCTCCGCAGTTAAGGCCGACACGAAAGTGCCGACCAATTTCAACGAAGCCCTCGACGTCATCAAAGCCGAAGGCTTGAGCGGCACGGCAGCTACCAAGGCTGTTATCGCTCGCTACCCCGATCTTTACCTCGCCGCCCGCAATACCGGCATCCGCACTCTTTAACCTACTAAAACACTATGGCCTCACAAGTTGATTCAACCAGTCGCAGCTTCGTCGCTAACGCGGCGATCAGCGCGTTCCGCCTCGTCAAACTCCACACCACCGAAAACGAGGTTGTGGCCGCGACGAACGGCGCCGCAATCGGGTTCACGCAAGATGACGCTTCGGCGGCAGCGGTCGTGGGCGTCAAACTCTTTAACCCCACTTACCTGTCCACCGTTTCGGGTGCAGGCGTTGCGGTTGGCTCGGCGGTTCACGCCATTGCTGACGGCAAAGTTGCCTCCGCTGGTGGGGTGACCGTGGGCTTCGCGATCAACGCGGGAACCACGAGCGACATCATCGAAGTCGCCGTTCCGATCAAATCCTTCTAACCGGACAATACTATGGCCTACTCCAACTCTAACGCACTTCCCCGCGCGGAAATCAGCCAAGCTGTTTTCGAGGCGCAGAGCAACGCAAACGCCCTTCCCCTCATCGGTCTTGAGGTGCTTCCGATCTATTCGGTTGCCGCTCGTTCTGGTGAATACGTGAAGATCGAACTCGGCGGCGGTGAGGCTTATAACCTCGACGCGCTGAAGACCGATCCCGGCATGAACCGATCGCGGGTCACACGCCGCTTCACCACTGACAACTACGCGACCACCAGCTTTGAACTCGAGGAGCTTCTGCCCGACGAGACTGCCGCTGACCTTGGCCGCTACTTCGACGTTGAAGTTTCAAGCGCGACCTTCCTTAACAACAGCTTGCTCCTCTCGCATGAGCAGCGTGTTGCCGATCTCGTCTTCGGTTCCGGTGTTAGCGCGATCAGCGCAACCGCCGCCTATACCGCTGGCTCAGTCGATAACCTGGACATCGCCAAGGACGTTGACGATGCGATGACCGAACTAGCGAAGAAGAATGTCGTGGCCGACACGCTCATCCTCTCGCTGAACGTGTTCAACCGCATTCGTCGCACCACCAAGCTGCTCAACAACATCTTCGGCCCCGTCAAGAACGTGGCGCAGGCCCGTCCTGCGACCGCCGAGGAAGTTGCCTCCGCCCTCAACGTGTCTCGCGTCCTCATCGGTCGCGCTGCCCGCAACGGTGCGAAGAAGGGTCAGAGCTATTCCGGTTCCTTCATCTGGGGCAACAACAAGATCGTCCTCGCCAAACTCGGCGCGGGTGAGTTCACCGCTGGCGGATTGGGCCGCACCCTCCTCTGGAACGAGGATAGCCCGACCCCGCTGGTCACCGAGACTTACCGCGACGAAGCTCGCCGCAGCAACGTCATCCGCGCTCGCCACAACACGGCAGAGAAGCTCATCGACACCTCCTGCGCTATCGGCATCGATACCTCCTACGCTTAAGTTTGGTTGGTTCTGTGTTCACGAAACCCCACCGGGAGGTGGGGTTTCTGCTTTTGACAGTTGCCCTCGGGGCAGATGCTAAATTCTCTTGCGATCTGCATGATCGCGGGCAATGAGGAAAGACTGATTTCCCGCGCCCTCGACGCCGCCTTTTCCGTTACCCCTCACGTTGTCGTGGTTCGCGCTACCGGGGGCCAGCCGCCCGATCAAACGCTTGAGATTGCCCGCCAGCACGATTGCATTGTCGGGGAATACCACAACAGCCCCGCTACCGCTACGTGGCCTTTTGTGGACGATTTCGCCGCAGCCCGCAATACCGCCTTCCGCCTCGGGGCGGATGCTGTAGGGCCGAGGGGTTGGCTAATGTGGATGGATTGCGATGATACCCTGTCAGACGGGGCAGGGGAGGCAATCGCCACCGCCATTAAGGACTGCAAAGAGGAATGGATCTTAGCCGAATATTACCTCCCCGCGCACGGAAAGTCGGTCTGGCGCGAGCGTATCTTTAAGGCGGGGAGCGCGGGGTGGGTTAACGCCGTCCATGAAAAGTGCGTCCCGGTGCTGACCGCCGAGGCCGTGATCGAGAAGCGCGAGTCAATCCAAGTGCGCGTCTGCCGCACGTTTCAAGTCATCCACCATCCGGGGGGCGACAAGACGCCGAGCCAAGAGCGGAACATCAACATCCTCCGGTGGAAGGACGAAGAGACGCAGCACATCAAGTTCTACCTTCACTACGAATACTACCTTCTCGGTAAGCGCGAGGAGGCCGTTCAATACGGACTGGAAGCGTTGCGACTCGGCAACCTCTGCGGGGTCTATCGCTACGAGGTCTTAATCAACCTGGCCCTGCTCGCGGAAAAGAATGAGAACGGGCAGGACATGATGCAGCGCGCAATCAAGCTCTGCCCAACCCGCCGCGAGGCGTATGGCCTGCTCGCCCTCCTGCAAATGGACGCGGGGCAACCAGAAGAAGCGGTCAAGACCGCCGAGCACTTGCTCACCATCCCGCTCCCCAAGATTCCCGAGTGGACGCACCGCCCCGACATCTACGGCTGGAAAGGCTACGCCACGCTGGCATGGGCCAAGCGCATGGCGGGGCAGGAGAACGAGGCCGCGAAGATCGAAGCCAAGACGTTGGAGCAGGGGGGCCAACCCCGCATTTCTCTGTTGCACGCTACGCGCGGACGCTGGGCCAAGGCCACGACCATGATGAATACATGGATGAGCCGTTCCGCCGATCCGTTCCGCGTGGAACATATCTTTGCCATTGACGAGGACGATGAAGAATCAAAAGACAAGCTGCGGAGATTCCGCCATGTAATCGCCGCAAAGGACGGATACTCAGTCGGAGCGTGGAATGCCGCCGCCAAGGTCGCTACCGGCGATGTGCTGGTGCAGATGGCCGA